CTGCAGATGCTACTACTAAAGCTTATGTTGATTCGGCTATCACTGGTGCTACTCTTAATACTCTTAGCAACGTTTCGGATAACGGTATCCAAGACGGTCAGGTGCTTGAGTATGATACAACTACTTCTCAGTATATTCCAGTTACACCTTATAAGTCTTCTGACTTTAGTACAGACTTCGCTTCTAAGTCAACTACGAATCTGTCTGAAGGTACAAACCTGTACTATACTGCAGCTCGTGACACAGCAAACTTTAATACTAACCTTGCTGCTTCAGATACGAGTGACCTTTCTGAAGGTACGAATCTGTATTTCACGACTGCCCGCGCACGTGGCGCATTAAGCGCAACTGGCGACCTGACATACAATTCATCAACTGGCGCATTTGGTTTTGCACTTGCTAACCATGACACTGACGATCTTGCTGAAGGTTCGACAAACCTGTACTACACAGACGCACGTGCTCAAGCGGCAATTACTGGTGGCACTGGTGTAACTAACACATCTGGCACAATCGCGATTGGTCAGGATGTTGGTACTACTTCTGATGTAACTTTCGGAACAGTAACAACTGCCGGTGACATTGATGTTGGTGGTAACTTGACCATTGACGGCAACTTGACTGTCAGCGGTACAACTACTACGATCGAAGCAACCAATCTGGCTATCACAGATAACATGATCTATCTGAACGATGGTTCAACTTCTACTAACCCAGATCTTGGTATTGCTGGTAACTACAATGACGGTACATATGCCCACGCAGGTTTCTTCCGTGATGCATCTGACGGTTATTGGAAAGTTTACGACGGCTACACTCCGGAGCCTGGTACAGAAATTAACACAGGTCATGCGTCGTTCTCACTTGCTGACTTTGCAGCCAACGACATTACTGCTAACACAATCAACGGTACATTGATTGGTGATATTACCGGTGACGTAACCGGTAACGCAGATACTGCTACAACTGCTACTAAGTTGGCAACTGCTCGTACGATCGGTTTGTCTGGTGATGTAAGCGGTTCTGCATCATTTGATGGTTCGGCTAACGTTACTATCACGGCAACAATTGCTGATGACTCGCACAACCACACAATCGCAAACGTTGACGGCCTGCAAACAGCTCTTGACGGAAAACTTGGAAGTGGTTCGTACACTGCAGCTGATGTACTTTCTAAACTTCTTACTGTTGACGGTGCAGGTTCTGGCCTTGATGCCGATAATCTTGACGGTCAGGCAGGTTCGTACTACCTAGACTGGACAAACACAACTAATAAGCCTGATCCAACAATTACTCTTGCTGGTGATGCTTCTGGTTCGTTGACCATGACAGACTTGGCTGGTGGTACTCTAACAGTTACAGTTGCAGACAACTCGCATAACCATACTGCTTCTAACATCTCGGATTTTGCTGAGGCTGTACAAGATCAAATCGGTTCGTTTGTCTCTGGCTCTGGTTCGGTATCCGTAGCCTACAATGATTCGACTGGTGTTACTACAATCACTGGTACAGACACTAACACAACTTACTCTGCTGGCTCAGGCATCTCGCTATCTAGCACTACCTTCTCGGTTGCTGCAGGCAATGGTCTGACTCAAGAAGCTTCTGGCCTTGCAATGAGCGGTTCTTATACCGGTACATTCACTGCATCAGGTGACGTTTGTGCTTACTCAGACGCTCGCTTGAAATCAGAAGTTGAAACTCTATCTGGTGCACTTGCAACTGTTCAAGCTCTTCGCGGTACTTCATACGTCAAAGATGGTAAAGCATCTATTGGTGTAATCGCACAAGAAGTTGAAGCGGTTCTTCCAGAAGTTGTCCACACTGCGGACGATGAGATGGGAACCAAAGGTGTTGCATATGGTAACATGGTAGCAGTCTTAATCGAGGCCATTAAGGAACAGCAAGAGCAAATCGAGGAACTCAAGGCGCAGGTTGCTGAACTTAAGGGGTAATTAGATGGCAATTACATCATCAGGTACAATATGCCTGTCAAATGTTCAAGCGGAATTCGGAGGCAGTAATCCAATCTGCCTTTCCGAATACTATGGTGCAGCGAGCGGTGTTCCTACATCCGGAACAATATGCTTGTCAAACTTTTATGGCAAGTCTGCCGCTCAAACTATTAACGTTACTGTTAGTTCTAGTACAACTAACTACAATATGAGAACAGCATTTGTTAATGCTGGATGGGACGGCTCAAAAGTTCTGAATGGTACTGTTACAGTTAACTCTGGCGTAACAGTGTACTCAACTTCGACAGGTTCGTATGCATTGCAAACTGGATCTCCGTATCCATCAGGCTCTTCTATTGCATTGGTAAATAATGGTACCATCCTTGGTAAGGGTGGTAATGCTGGCGCCGGTGGTGCTGGTACAAATGGGTATAATGGTAGTGGCGGTGGTCCCGCCTTCTATGCTGCATCTGGAGTCACGGTAACTAACAACGGTCGCATTTCTGGCGGCGGTGGTGGTGCTGGCGGCGGCGGTGCAGGATACTAATGAACAAGGAGAATTAAAATGGCAGCATGTGCATGTCAATGTCAGTGTCAGTGTACATACGGCGGTGGCGGCGGTGGCGGCGGTGGAATCGGTCAAGGTTCTGGTGCCGGTGGTGGCGCAGGTTCAGGCGGTGGTAACACAGGTGCTTCTGGCGGATCAGGCTCTTTAACAGGCGCAGGTGGCGGCGGAAATGGTGGTACTGGCGACAGTGGAAACGGCGGCAAAGGCGGTACTGGCGGTTCTTGGGGAGCGAGCGGCGGTAGCGGCTCATCAGGCACAGTTAGAGGCGGTGGTTCTGGTGGTGCCGGTGGTGCAGCAGTAGCTGGTAACGGGAATATTTCTTGGGCAGCGACTGGAACAAGAAACGGAAGTATAGGTTAATTTTAAATTATGGCAATTGATGATTATGATATTTTGGGATTTGATCCTGTAAGAGGATCAATGGACGTCTACTTTAGGACGGTTGATTTTAAATGGGCGATTAACGTTCCAACTGATGATACTGCAAAGGATCCAGTTGCTTTAGATGGGTATATTCGTGGGTTTTTCCCGTATGATATGCATCAGAGAAAACATAAAGCAATGGATCCTGAAGCAGTAGAGTTAATCTCTTCATTGGTTAGACAACCAACCGAAGAAGAAATTATGACTGCTCAAATGCAGCCGACAATAGGGAACGTTTATCATCTTTTAAGACAAAGTGATTGGACTCAGCTTCTTGACTCGGGCCTTGACGAAGATGAAGTTAAAGCGTGGGCTGAATACAGAAATGCATTGAGAACGCTTTTAGATAATATCAGTAAAGAAGAGTTTTTTAACTTACAATGGCCAACGCCACCCGACGAAAACTTAAGGGAAATAAAAGTCAATGTCTACTAACATTTACATTCCACAATACATCTTAGATATGCCGGCGGTGGCTGAACAGATTCCTACAGTAGAAGCTGCTGGATGGACTATTCTAGGTGAAGAAGATAAACACCTTGCGGATCACGTAGTATATTGTGACCAATATAAAGATGCAGATGCGCATCGTACTATGACCGCATATAAAGCACCACAGCTAGTTTATTACTTTAACCGCTTTGTGTTTACAACTGCTGCAAGAGGATTTAAGATCCGTGTTAACACTACAGATCTTTACTCAGTCGATCTTCCAGTGATGCAAGTTCAAGAAGCGTTGTACCCTATCTCATTAGATGAGGTACATGCATTTGCTAATAACGATAACAAAAAGTATACAATAACGCATACAATGCAAAAGTATGAAGACGCCATTGAAATGACGGCATCGGAAGCTCGCGCACGTTTCACACAAGCAATGATCGATGAGAACATTGAGAACCGCGGAAAAATGTCGACGCAGCGTGTGAATAGATCATGGGTTATTGAAGAGGTTAACACCCTAGGCGGTCAAGAAATTAAAGAAATTCATGGTATTAGAGGCTTCGATGATGCCAACTTTATCGAAACTACTAAAATTTATGAAATGGACTATAACCTAGATGATAAAGAAAGAAATGCATTAATAGCATTTTCATCAAGTCTAGGTACCGTGCCGCGCCATCCGTTCGTTATTCGTTATGTCTATGACGGTACGAATATGTGTATAACAGACTTTAAGTTTATGATCGACCCAGATTTTCCTAGACTTGATGTTGTGTTTACTTAAGAACTAGCTAACACTAATTTATTGTTTACGGCGTCAACCTCTACAGGTACTGGCGCCGTAAACATTTTGCCATTTGTGACAATTGTTTGTGCAGCTGACCATAGACCGAAATTTTGTTGGCTATCATATTGTGACTTCATAAGAGAAGCATCAAGCACATCGCCAACTTGGTACCCGTTGAAAGAATCAACTACGCGTTGAGCATCTGCGCCTTCTATTCTTCTTCCATTATAGTTAGAGCTGGAAAGATATGCTTCTACTGGAAACTGCAGTCTAAGTTCCAGATCTTGCTCGATAACATCGTCCCAGAATTCTAAGTGATAACGCATAGCGAATGGATTAACCGCGGTCATTCCATTTGAGTGTGCTTTACGCATATAAATTGTTTCTGTTGGTTGAACGTCGTCAATACCAAAAATGACGTATTTTACGTTTGGGTAATCAGCTTTAATAGCATCGAATACCGTAGATATTCTCTCTTGAGACGTTTCTAGATCAACAACATAACCCTCTTTATTCAAGGTTTCCTGTGCTGCTTCGTACGACATGATCTCATATCTTACGTCATTGATACCAATAGCAGCAGCTACGGCTTCTACCAATGCGCTGTCCTGGTCATGTTCGCCGCCAGTTTTAAAATTAACAGCGCACTTAATATCATAACCAAGCTGCCGCGCTTTCCAGACG